CCCCCTGCCTATCGGCTGGAATGCGCCCTCGGTGTAGGCGTAGAGCTGGTCTGATGATTGGAAGTAGATGCTGGTGGCGTTATACATCAGGCCGAGCGGGATGTAGCAGAAGCCGTCCTCGCTGGTCGGCGTCACTGTGGTCATGAACGGGGACGCGGCGATGGTGAACGTGTTCCCAGAGACGGTTCCCTTGAGGTAGAGCGTCTTGTTCGCCGCGCCAGACTGGATGGTGCCGTTGTTGGAGGCGTTGCGGTTCTCAAACTCTAGGTAGTTTGCCGTCCCGGTCGCGCCAGCCGCGACGCTCGCCGTGGCGTAGAGCAGCGGATAGCCTAGGTCGAACGCGACCCCTGCGCCGATGTTCTTATACCCAGCCGACGTGCCGCAGATGATGTGGCCCGTCGTGTACGCGGCAGCGGCCTTGACCGCACTCGGTATCTGCGTGCGGTAGCGTGCCTGATTGATGTCGTTCGTGGGGTTGTATCCGCTTGAGACGCGCCAATACTCGCCGTCGTAGGTCATCTGGATAACGGAACCAGCGCCGTACTGGGTTGTGACGGTGTAGTTGGCGTTGTTGTCGGCCATCCGTCGCACGCCTTTCGCGCCCGTCGTGCCGCCGCCCGAGAGCGTCAGGTTGAGCGTCGCGGCGGTCCCCGTGCCAGCGTAGGGCAGCTTGTACGCGATGGTCTTGCCAGCCACGAGCGCCGCGTCTCGCGTCTGACCCGTCCATGCGTTGGTGGCAGCGGTCTGGGTGCCGATGATGTATTCAACGGAGTCGGCGAGCGCGTCGTTTGCCGTGTTCAGCGCCGCCGTCGCGTTGCCGTTCGCGGTGTTGGCGGTGGAGAGCGCCGTGGCAGCGTTGCCAGCCGCCGTGGATGCCGTCGATGCCGCCCCGTCAGCCGTCGATTGCGCCGTCGTGATGCGGGTGTCAAGGCCAGACGCCGTCTGCTGGACCTCGGTCTTGGTTGCATACGTGGCGGCCGCGTCGCTCTTCGTCTCGTATGTCGCGGCCACGCTCGACTCGATGCTCGACGCGCTCTGCTGGATGGCGCTGTTCATCGAGGCGGTGGTGGCGTAGTCTCCCTTGGGCTGGTAGTCCTCCGCGACCTCGGACCTGATGCCGTCAAGCCCCACGGTGAGCGCGGACTTGGTGGCGTAGGTCGCTGCCGCGTCCGTCTGCGTCTCGTAGGTCTGGCTGGCAGCTAGCTCGATGGCGTCCTTGGTCTGCGAGACGAGCGTCTTTGTCGCATACGTGGTGGCGAGGTCGTTGCTGTTTGTGTAGTTGGTGGTGACCCACGTCTTGACGGCATCATCGCCGTCCTCGCGCTCGACCTTGGTGGCGTAGGTGGTGGCCACGTCATCGCGGAAGTCTGCCACGTCCTGCCGGACCTGCTCGACCTCCGCTGCGGCCTCCTGTGCGATGCCCTCGACCGATGCCGCGAGGTCGTGGGCCTCGGTGACACGAGTATCAACATCGTCTCCCCAACCGGGGTTGCCCGTCACCACGGGTGCCTTCATGGTGCCGCCGCCAAAGACGGTGACAACAACATCATCGCCCTCAGACACGCCAACCGTCGTTGGCATCTCCACTCCCACGCCATGCTCGCCGTCGTAATCGTCGGGCATCGTCACGTCCTCGGACAGCGCGACGTACACGCTGCCGTCAGACGAGTCGGACGTTGCGGTGCCGATGTAGGTGCGGGTCGTGGCGTCTGTGGAGACGATGTTCTCCTCGGCGCGTGAGCGGCCATACAGCTTGGCCGCAAGCTCATCAAGAATCGCCATCCTTGTCCCCCTTGTCTCCCGATGCCGTCTCCTTGAGGGTCAGGTGCATCGTCATGTTGGACAGGTCAAGCTCCACGTTGCGCACGAGGCACTTGCGGGTGCCGCGATACGCCTGCAGGCCGTCATGCACCACAAGCTCGACCACGTCGCCCTCCCACACGGGCAGGTAGGTGGTCGTAAGCTCCCAAGTCACAAGCTCGGGCGCGTTCTCCTTGAGGTACTGGTTGGCGAGCTGCTGCGCACGCTGCGCGGTCTGCGGCGTAAGCTCGGACACGGAGCGGAAGTCGGTGACGGTGTACCCACGCTGGCCGTGCGCCTGATGCAGTGAGCTGGAAACCTTTGCGGAGGCGTTAATCTCGCGCTGCACGGTCGTGCTCTTGTTGCCCTTCTTCACCGTGTCGCTGTACTTGAACGAGACGGCGGCGGTGTCGACCATCTGCAGCCAGTCGGTCGAGCGGGACAGGTCGTCGAACGCGATGCCGCGCGGGTCGGTGAGGTCTATTCGGGCGACGGGCACCTTGCTCGCCGGGTTGACGTACTTGGACACAGTCACGCGCCCGTTGCCGTCGACGTCGAGGCGGTCGTTCGCCATCGTGCATAGCGAGTACAGGCACGAGAGCCTAGACGTGCCGGACTCCATGACCTGCGGGGTCTTGACCCTGTAGTCGTTGGCACCGGACACGATGGTGTACTGGTACCTCGCGGCGTCCATGCAGTCGCGCATGGCCTTGAGCGCCATCGCGTTCTTGGCAATCGTCCAAGGCCGCACGAGCTTGTCGGTCGACAGGCCGAACAGCATGGACTGCATGGACAGGTCGTAGTGCCAGACCCCGCTGGTCCTGCTCGCCGAGTCGTCCGTGACGATGTAGGTGCCGATGGTCCGCTTCCAGCCCCATGACGGTACCTCGTGAACCACGCGGACCAGCGAGCCGCGCACCCAGCCGTCGCCCACCACGGCGATGGTGCCGCTGGTGCGGACGTCGGTGTAGTACGCCGCCTCAAGGGAGGAGCCGGACAGGTCGACCCCGTCCAGCTCCCCGTAGACGTCGTTGAGGTTGGTCGGCGACACCATGAGGAACGTCAGCCTGTCCTCGCGGGTCTGGTCCTTCCAGTCGAGCGCCATGTCACCACGTCTCCTCTACCATGTTGACCTCCACCTCGGTGAACTCGCGGTGGGTGCGGTAGGCGACGCTCGTCACGGCCACTGTCGCCACCTCGCCGCTCGGTGCGCGGTAGGTGACGTGGTGGGCGCGTGACAGGGCGAGCATCTGCGCCCTCGTCGACTCGGTGACCCCCTCGAACAGGAGGCCCACTGCGGCGAACTCGGACGCGATGGGGCCTTGGAAGTAGACGTTCTGGTACTCGCGCCCGTTGAGGGCCATCGTCTCTGATATCGGCGTGATGGTGCGGTCGGTGACCATCGGGTCGCGGTCGCACTCAAGCAGGAACGTGCCGCCGTCCCAGCCCCAAGCGTGGCAGGGCGTCTGCCCCGCGAGCACGCCGGAGCCAGCGGCGAGCGACAGGTGCGCGATGCCCCAGCCCGGGCCGTCGCTTGCGGACAGGAACAGGTCGAACGGGCCGAACGGGTAGTCCACGTAGGCCACGCCGTCGACCACGTCCGCCTCGTGCAGCACGCCGTTGGCGCGGTACCAAGCGCCCGTGACGTTGCCGGGAACCTCGACCTTGAGCCGTCGCCCGTCGACCGCCGTGAGCGTCGGGTCGATTGAGACCTCGCCTGCGTCGTAGGAGACGCCCACGGACGCATGGTAGGCGTCCGGGTACATGGCCGTCTGGTCGTTGCCGACCTGATAGGTGACCGCCATCGTCTTGCCGTCGTCAATCCAGCCGTTGAGCGCGTCCTGCGGGACGTCGAAGGTGCCGGTGACCGCAAGCCCGTCGTGCTCGACGGGGCGGGACAGCATCTCCTGCCCGTCGACCTTGACCGACGTGATGCGGACGTTGGTCGTGCCGCCGTCGTAGTCGCTTGAGTAGGGGATGCGAAGCCCGTCCGGGCCGAAGCCAGCGGACGGCGCTAGCGTCACCACTGGCACGACCACGGCCTCAAGCGTCGCGGAGGACGAGAGGCCGCGCACGCGGTTCGTGCCGGAGCCAGCGAAGGCGCGTAGCTGGAACTCGTACTGCCTAGACTTGTCGCTGGGCGAGAGCGACGCGGGGAGGCCAGCCGTGAGCCAGTAGCTCGTGCCGTCTCGTGTGGTCGCCACGTCCGTCCAAGCGGTCTGCTGGCCCCACTCGCCCCAAGTCGACGTCTCGGAGTCCATCGTGCGCTCGCGCCAGCTGCCCTCGAAGCCGTTGGCCGTGTTCGACGCCCATGACTGGGTGCCTAGCCAAGCCGGGTAGAGGGTGGTCGCTGCGGCTCGCTGGAACCCGTAGTCGGTGCCGCCAGCCGTACCCGTCCACCCCTGCATCGAGGGGACGGGCAGGCTGGTGTCCTGCTTGGAGGTCGGGTAGAGGACGAACTGCTGGGCTATGGTGCCGTTCTTGTGGTAAATCTGGACGTTCGTCTTGTTGGTGGTCATGGCCGCATGGACGTCGAGGTAGTACGAGTCGGCGTCGTCCGTGACGTAGGAGCCGAGCTGGACCACCGGGCAGGTGACCCCGTCGACCACCATCGTCTGCCCGGTCTCGTAGATTCGCCAGCGTTGCGCCCGCGAGTCGTTGTCCGTCCACTGCTGGACGTTGGTAGCGTCCTGCGCCCTGCCGCCAGCCACGTCGACGTACATGCCGCTGTAGACGTTGCGGATGGACCACTTGTCGGCTTCCTCAATGTCGACGTAGAACACCTGCGCGTTGGAGTGGTTCACGGCATAGAGATGGACGTTCGCACCAGACACCTTGGATGCTCCGCTCACGTCGATTGCCATGTTGGTGGCACGCGCGTAGCGAATCTCGTACACGCCGTCAGCGATTGCCAACGTTCATCGCCCCCTTCCGCTCAAGCGTGGTCATGAGGCCGATGAAGGCCGACCTGATTGCCGGGTCGTCGTTCACCCGCGCGTCGTTGATGTACAGGTTGTACTGGGTGGCACCGGCCACGCGGCGTGCCACGCCGTCAGCGATGGTGTCGGTCAGCGGTCGCGTCGCTGCGCGGTTGTTCAGCGGGAGGACGGCCTCGATGCCAGCCTCGCCGATGAGGTGCCCGGTGGAGTAGATGCTGTGGTTGGTGATGTAGCCGTCAGCGTGGCGGTAGTAGTTGATGCCGCCGTCGCGCTGCTTGATGCCCTTACTCTGGATTGCCAGTGCGATGGTCGCCTTGCCCCACTTGGAGTCCATGCCGAGGCGGTTCCACTCCTTGAGGTCGTTGGTCGACTGGTGGAGGTTGCCGGAGACGTTGGCAGAACCGGTCTTGGGGTCGAGCTTGGCCTGCTTCCAGCCGGGGAGAATCTTCCTCATGAAGTCCCAGATGTTACCGGAAATCATTGCCATGCCGGTGTGCTTGGACAGCCTAGAGTGGTTGTAGTCGACAACCGCCCTGCGTGCGGTTCCGTCCGTGATGTTGCCGGTGGCGTTGACCTCGACCTCAGTGTCGCTGTTCGAGAAGATGCCACTGAGCCACAGCATGAACTGGTAAATCGGGTCTTTGTCTACCGTTGTCTCAGCCTCGATGGGTATCTTCGTACTGGAAATATCGTTGTAGTAGGCGTCGAACTCGTCCTTGGCTTTGTCGGTGCTTGCGCTGACTTCGACGGTCGCCCCGGTGCCGTCAAGCTCGTCGGCTGCTTCCCTGACGTCGTTGATTTCCTGCTGCGACTCCTCGGCACCCTCGACGCCCACCTCTGCGGCTGCTGGCTGCTGCTCCTTCCACTCCTGCAGGAGTGCGATGAGAGCGTCGATATCTCCACCAGACTCGTCGAGCATCCTCTTGAACTCGTCGTTAGTCAGTCCGACGAAGTCGGACACGCTGATGCCTTGCTCCTCAAGCGCCTCCGAAAGACCGTCTATCGCGTCCTTGTTCTCGGCAAGGGCATTTTGCGTCGACTCAGCCGCCTTTTGGGCTTCAAGCTCGGCCTCGCCGTACTGCTCGTCAAGACGTTCCACGGCTGCGGTGGCTTGGTCTACGGCTTCCTCGGCAGTCTGCCAATCTTCATACTGCTCCATAGCCAAGTTGTGCCAGAAGTTCCTGTAGTCCGCCGACTGCGATGGGTCGTTCGCCTTCGCCATCATCTCGTCGAACTTTTTCTTCTCGGCCTCGGCGGTCGCCATCGCATCTGCCTGTTGCTTGTATGCGTCCTTGAGAATGTCCCCGTATGCTTCTGCCTTGCGCTGTGCCTTCTGCGCCTCGATTAGCTTCCATATCGACGTGGTGAGGTTGACCACATTGTCATTCTCGTCGTAGATGATGCCGCTCGTGTCGCTATGCAGGCCATAGTTGGTGTCAAGCTCATCGTTGATGTACCCGAGCGCACCGGCAAGTTCCCGCAGCTCGGTGTCGTCAAGGTCGTCGCGCCCACCAAGCCGCGAGATGATTTCCCAAGCACGATTCAGACGGCTATCGTCAACCTCAACGTCACTGAGCGTCTCGTCGACCTTGTCGTAGAAGTCGGAAAGGTTTGTCAGAAGTTCGTCGACGTCCCTTGCAGTCCCCTTAGCCGCATCACCGACGTCATACAGGCTCTCCGCAAGGGTGTCGGCCTTTGGTCCCGAGTCACCAAGCAGCTTGTTAGTACCCTCCATGATGCGGTTGAGGCTCTCGGCACGCTTCCTGTCCTTCTCGAACTCGCGCCACAGGGCGTATCCGATGAAGGCTACGGCGGCGACGCCGAGCAGCGCGACCGACGTCTTTAGCAGCGACACGGCCCTGCTTGCGGTCACGGCACCATCAGACGCGGCCACAACAGCCTCGCCGAATGCATTGGTGGTACCAATGTTCTTGCCAAGCGAGATGCCGAACTGCGACATGAATATGCTGAGACGCGCCACGCCGCTCGTTGCGTGGCCCATCACCTTGAGGGCGTTGCCGACCACGAGCAGGCTGGGGCCTACGGCGGCGAGCTTGAGCATGTTGGTCACGAACTCGGCCTGCCTCGCGTTGCTCCACGAGTTGAACTCCGAGAGCATATCCTCGATGGCGTTGGCGACCTTGATTATCTGCGGCTCCATTGCCTTGCCAATGTTGACTTGGAAAGTCTCGTACTCGCCGCGCAGGTATTCGAGCGCCCATCCGAGGTCGCCCATTCTGGCCTGCATCATCTCTTCCGCGTAACCGGCACGCTTGGTGGCGTCGATGTAGCGCTCAAGCTCGTCGCTGCCAGCGTCCATGAGGGCGATGGCGGCGGGGAGCGCACGTGCGCCGAAGATGGTGTTGAGCGTCTCGTTGCGCGTCTCGTCGTCAAGGTCGCCGAACGCATCGTTCAGCTCGTCCACGAGGTCGGTGAGCGACTTCATCTTGCCGCTCGTGTCATAGACCGAGACGCCGTACTGGTCGAGAAGCTCCTTGGCCTTGCCGGTGGGTGCGCCAAGTCGCTGCATGAAGTTTCGCAGGCCCGTGCCAGCCATCTCTGCCTGCAGGCCGTGGTCAGCGAGGAGGCCGAGGGCACCGGACACGTCGTTCACCGAATAGTCGGCAAGTCCGGCCCAGCCGGACACGTAGCGGAACGCGGACGCAAGACCGCCAATCTCTGCGGTCGACTTGTTTGCCGCGCCAGCCAGCGCGTCTGCCACCTCCGTGGCGTCGCCAGCGTCGAGGCCGAACACCTTGATTGCGTTGACGGCGACGGTGGCCGCGTCTGCCATCGAGATGCCGCCAGCGGCGGCGAGCTGCATGGTCGCCTCAAGCGCACCGGCCTGAATCTGCGCGTCGGTCATGCCGCCCTTGGCAAGCTCCGACATTGCGTTTGCGGCCTCGGTCGCCGAGAACTGCGTCTCCTTGCCCCAGTACAGGGCGAGGTCGCTCATCTCGTCCAGCTTGGAGCCTGATATGTCGAGGTAGCCGCCCACCTGCGAGATTGCGTTGCCATACTGCTCGGCCTCGGTGACTACCTGCCTGCCGAACGTGAGTCCGAGCGCTGCCTCCGCAGCGGTAATCTTCGCACCAGCCGTCGCCAGCTTGTCGCCGACGTAGACCAAGTCCTCACCGGCGCTTTTCAGCTCAAGGATGCTCTGACCGAACGGGTCGTTGTGCAGGAATTCCTGTCCGAGGGCAAGCCTGTACGACTCGCCCATCTTCTCCATCTCGGCAGACGTCGCCTGAATCTTCGCATCAAGCGTCTCAAGGGCCTGCTCGTACTTGCCGCAGGCATCCTCAAGTGCCTTGTACTCGTAGGTGTTCTCCTTGCCAGCATCGCGGTAGCGCTCCATCATGGCGCGTGCCCGTTCGAGCTTCTGGGCGTATTCCTGCTGCTTCGTCTTGAGGTCGCGCAGCTTGTCGCCCTGCTCCCCGAGCGCGACGTTCATGAGCTTTGCCTGCGTGGTGTAGAGCTTGGGGTTGTTCGGGTCGAGCTTGAGCGCGGTGTTGATGCGCTGCAGGTTCGACATGGTCCGGTCGGTGTTGGAGTCGATTTCCCTCATCGCCGCAAGCAGTTGGCTTGCGTCACCAGCGAACCGTATCGTAAGGCCCTGATAGTCCACCGGACCTCCTTACATCGTTACGAAAGTCCTGTCCACGTCGGCTTGCGTGGCGAGCCTCACGCCGCCCTCCCGCTCGTCTGCCGGGATGGAGTAGGCCGCGTTGATTCCCGCGTAGCGCCGGTAGTCGCGTGGGGACATGTGGTATGCGTCCTGATACGAGAACCCGAACGACATGAGGGACGCGACCTGAGCCTCCTCGGGCCAGACCTCGGCCTCGACCGGGGGCTGCGCGTTCCTAGGCTTCTTGCTCCTCGTCGGGTTCGTTATCGTCGGGAAGTCGTCTGGGGATACGAAAGTAAGTCCTCTCGCCGAGGTCACGGACGCACGTGTTGTACGCACCCGCGACGTCCACGAGCGCCACGCCCTCGTGTACGAGCCTCCCGAAGAAGTCCTGCCAAGAGTCGTTGGTGGAACCAGCGGCGACGGCCATCGCCCACGCGATGCGGAACACGGCCTCAATGTCGAAGCCGAAGTACGTGTCGGTCCTCGTGTCGGACTCGACCTCGCCGTAGAGCGTGAGCATGTCGTCGGTCATGTTCCCGATGTATGGCCGTTCCAGCTTCCCCCTGAACTCGTTCTTGTACACGATGGTCGCGCCGATGCTCGACTCGACCTCGTACTCGGTGCCGCAGATGGTCACCTTGCCCCTGTTGTCAGCCATGCCGTCCTCCTCCTATGGGCATGAAAAAAGAGGGGAGGGGACGATGCCCCTCCCCATGTGCGGGTATCTGCTAGGCCACGACCAGCGGCACGGCGTCGAAGAACGTCGCGTAGTTGTCGTCGCCGGTCTCGCAGACGTACTGGGTTTTCATCGCCGTGGTGTTCGTGCCAGTCTTGATGGTCTTGGGCGCGGCGGTGATGGACGAGGTCTCGCTGCCCTCGGTGATGGAGTCCGTCGCGGTGGCGGCGGTGTAGGTCGGGACGGTCGCGGTGCAGCCGTACCAGACCACGCGCTTGCCGCCCGTGTCGGTCTCAAGCTGGAACATCAGCGCGAACTCCTTGGGCACGTCGTTCGGCGACATGGAGTAGCCGCCGCCCTCCTCGGCGGTCATGCCGAGAATGTCGGTGTAGAAGGAGTTGGGGAACTTCGCCATCTGCAGGTCGCCGGACATACCGGACGAGACGGTCTTGTTCCAATACTTGATGTTGTCGGCCCAGATGGTGTTGTCGTTGTTGCCATCGTTGGAGATGGACAGGTTCTCGCCACCGGGCATGTGGACGGGGGTGCCGTAGGTGGTGACGCCGTTGGCCCCCTCGGTGGCGATTGCGTAGTAGACGTTGGAGATGCCGTACTGAATCTTACCGGCCATCTTGCCTCCTTAACGAAAAGGCCCCCTCGCGGGGGCCGTCCTTCAAACGTTCTGTCTTGGTGCCTAGCGCTCGAACACGTGCGTGTACCAGCGCGTCATGACGGCTCGCCCGTCGTTCAGCGATGCGGTCGTGCGCTGCCAGCCGATGCCAGCCGAGTTGAGCGCGTTCTGGACGTCGACCTCTAGGGCCACGTCGCGGACGCGGGTGTAGAGTTCCACGAGGTACAGGACCGGCGTCTCGTTGACCCTGCTATCGGCGAACCAGTTGTCGGTGTCGCCGGGGACTATGACCACGTAGGGCATGTCAGGGACGGTGCCGTTGAGCCACTCCACCTGCGTGTTGGGAAGCCCGGTCGAGTCGACCGCCGCGAGGAGTTCAGCGAGGGTGCGTGCCATCACATGCCTCCCTTGGCTATCGGCGCGGCGCTCTGGTAGGCGAGCCAGATTGCGTGGTCGCCGGGGACGCGGCGGTATGCGTTGTGCATCTTTCCGTCCGTACCGAGGAAGTGGCCCCCGCCAGCGTAGATCGG